TGAGGAAACAGGGTTAACAGTAGATATAACGGTAACAAACTGCATTGAGCAAAACAGTATAGGGGTGACTGATACTATTGACGTTATATCAGCCGGGTGCGTAGCTGTTAGTACTGATTTTTTTGCACCCCCTGATGGTATATTAGGAGAGCCGTATAATCACATTCAAGTGTTAACAGGTACGGCACCATTCACTATTCAAATTATTGAATATAAACCATCCTGGATGGATATTGAAATTGTAGGGAATGAAGTACGATTTACCGGTACCCCTGATGCAGTAGGTATTAATATGGACCTGATTTTAATTGTTGCGAACTGCACAGAGGACACAATATATTTAATAGATACGGTTGACGTTACCAACCCCGAGCCGGAATGTATAACGGTTTATGGTTCACCATCAGCCATGCCTGATGCAGTAATAAGCACTTCATATTTTTATTCATTTGTCTTAACAGGCACTGCACCTTTCACACTTGATATAACAACTAAACCAAGTTGGATGGATATTATAATCAGTGGCAGCACTGCTGAATTTTCGGGATCAGTTACAGGGCCAGCAGCTTCAAACGTTCCTGTGCAGGTAGTATTTCATAACTGTGATGAAGCCTATGATTTTGGTTTTAATGATTTAATAAATATTGCATGATGAAAAAAGGAATATTAATATTGGCATTAGGCCACCCGTATTATGGCAAGATGGCTGCTGCACTTGCGGCAACAATCAGGGCAGCAGATCCTGAAATAAATATACACCTGGCCTGGGCTGGTTTAGTATTGAGCCATTTATCAGAAGATGAAAAAAAGTTATTCAGCAGCCTTGCAGAAGTTGACGCAGAACATTACACAACACCGAAAGGTGAAGTGCAGTATATCAGGGCTAAGCTGAATATTTATAAGCTGACACCTTTTGAGGAAACAATGTTTTTAGATTGTGATGTGCTTTGGTTAAAAGGTTCACCCGCGGATCTGATGCAGGAACTTTCACAGTACAATGTAACCTTTCCAAATTTCGGAACAGAACAAACAGCCTGGGCTAAAGCTGATGAAATAATAAAGGCTTACGGACCCGGAAAATATTACAGCATACACAGTGAACTGATATACTTTAAGAGGGGGGAAATAGCAAAAGAATGGTTTGAAAAGGCATTACACATTTATGATAATTTAAAAGTTAACCATACAATTTTTGCTGGTGCCATTCCTGATGAATTACCTTTTAGCATAGCTGGTGCACTTACTGAAACTTACCCGCACAAAGAAAAATGGAGGCCAATATTTTGGGGCCATACAGAAAAAGGGGTAAAACAGATTTATGAAATAGCAAAAAATTTTTGGGCTGTTTCCATGGGCGGAAATAACAGCAGCAACTATGAAATTTTAATTTATAATATTCTGAGCAAAGCAGCATACTATAAATTAAACATTCAAAAGCCTTATACCTGGAAACAAAAAAGAGCCTTTTTACCTGAACGAAAAAATTTATAAAGCAATGCCAACTGTATTCACCCCGGTAGAATTAAAGGCAAGATTTACCGGTCAAAAAAGAAGCCTGGTTTATGATGAAGCCCTGGATTTGTACAATAAGATCCGCGTACATGCTGACGGTGAAACACCTATTTTATTAATCAAGAAAGCCAGGCCAAATGAAAGTGAGGAAGTAAGAGCTTACCGCCAAGATATCTACGAAAGTGAAACACAGAACCCCGTTGAACGGGTCCTGGGTGTGCTGGAAAAGATCAGGCGTTCACCTGACTGGATGATGCTGTTTGACGAGGAAGTGCCGCCGATAATCAATAAGGATGAAACGCCAAAAAAATACCTTACAGAAAAATATCCTATATACCAGGATATTGAATATTGGATATTTGAGGAACTGTTAAGGACACTATCCTTAGATGCCAATGCAGTGGTGGCAGTTATGCCAAATAGTTTTATGGAACCGGATCCGACAGAATACATGCAGCCCATTGCAAAAATTTATACCTGTAAAAATGTTGTAGATTTTATTCCTAATGATTATGTGATTTTAAGAAGTGATGAATTAAGCAGCCAGCTAAACCCTGATCAGCAGCAAACAAGGATTAATTCAGGTAAGGCCACTATATTTTTAACTGATGGGCAAGAAATTTTTGTGCCTGGTCAGGTTTACTATATCATAACAATTTCAAGTTATCAGAAATGGGAGGAAACCCCCGAAGGAAAATATATTTTAACTGCCAACTTACCGCATAACCTTAACAGCTTGCCAGCCTTTCAAATGCCTGGAAAGTTTGTTAAACGTGTGGGTAATTATACACTGAAAAAAACACCTTTAAACCCGATGGTGCCGCACTTAAATAAAGCAGCCAGGGAAAGCAATGACCTTGATGCAGGTGTGATAATGCACCTGTATTTGGAAAAGTGGAGGATCAATAACATTCCTTGCAATAAATGTAACGGAACCGGCAGCACTTTAAATAATGGTGAAAGATCAGATTGCACAACCTGTAAAGGTACCGGGTGGGCTACAGGTAAGAGCCCCTTTAATGAAATAATCATTAGGCCTGCTGCTATTGGGGATCAGGCAATCCCGACCCCCCCGGTTGGTTACGTTGACAAAAACCCGGAAATTTTAAAGATCCAAAATGAACGGATAGAGCAGCACATTTATAAAGCTATGTGCAGTGTGAATATGGACCACCTTGCAGACGCCCAATTAAATCAATCAGGTACTGCAAAGGCTTATGACCGGGACGAGGTTAACAACACTATTTACACCTTTGCCAGCATGTTAACAGCAGTGACTAACCAGGTAGTTAAATTTATCATTGATTTACGTTATTCCGGGATAATTGCCAGCCAGGAGGAAAGGACTAAACTTTATCCTGTTATCCCGGTACCTGAAAAATATGATGTGATAAATTCAAGCTTCCTGATTAACGAATATCAGGTGGCTAAAACAGCCGGTTTAAATGGAATTATCCTGGCTGAAATGCAAAAGGAAATAGGCAACAAAAAGTTTTATGCTAATCCAAAAGTATCAGCCTTTGTTCAGACTGTTATGGATTTAGACCCATTTCCTGACAAAACAACGGAGGAAAAAGGAGCTATGCAGGCCCAAAAATTGGCAACAACTGAAGATGTTGTTTTATCCAATTACATAAGTGATTTTGTTCGTAGGGCCCAGGACGAGGATCCAAATTTTAATTCTAAAACTGATATACAGAAAAGGGAAGTGCTTAATCAATATGCGGTTGAAAAAGTTGCCGAGCTTGATACAGCAGCAGAAATTGCACAGGATATTTTTGAGCCCGGATCCGGTCAGCCACCCGGCCAGCAGCCGCTACCCGGCCAGCCTGCACCAGGACAACCTGCACCTGGGCAGCCAATGCCACCTACAAACGGAAAACAAGTACCGGCAGCAGCAGCCTAAAATTTTAAAACAGGATCCTGGTAAATGACTGAATTAAAAGATATAATAAAGACTATTCAGAATGCTGTTAATAAGCTTGCTGATGCAGGAACAATAAAACAGTCTTATATCTATGCAAACATGATGTATAAGCTGAAAAAGCTTGAAACGCAGGGTGATAATATTAAAACCAATATTAACAACCTGAATATTATAAACGAAGTTCAGATCCTGCTGGAACAATTAATGATTGATAAGAAATACAAGGAAGGGGTAAAGACTTTTGTAAAAGCTTTTGATGATGTGCAGGCACTGAACAATCAATATTTTTCCAAGTTCGGGGAAATTAGAGGATCAGTTAATGAAAAGCTGAAGTATATAAAAAATGCAGCAGTTGAAAGCACCATTAATAATCTTACTGAAGCCGGTATTTATGAAGGGGTTGGAAAAGGATTAAAGAAAATATTAATTACAAATATTGCTGGCGGTGGCAGCTATGCAGAACTAACAGAACAGTTGAGGGATTATATAAAAGGTACCCCTGAAACAACAGGTGCAGTTGAACGGTATTTAAGGACCTACGCAACCACCAGCATAAACCAATTTTCTGCTGAATATAATAAAAAGATTGCTGATGATTTAGGCCTGGAATGGTATGTTTACGAAGGATCTTTATTAGAAACCAGCCGCCCATTTTGTATAAAGGCAGTTGATAAACAATATATCCACGTCAGTGAATTTCCAGCACTTTTAAAAGGTGATTTTGGAAATAATGGCAATGTTCCCATTTATGCAAAAACCGGTTTACCTGAAGGCATGATGGAGGGAACTATTCCTGAAAATTTCCCCAGGCGCCGCGGCGGTTGGAATTGCGGCCACCAGCTTATAGCAACCGATGAAACATTAGTGCCGGCTAATGTAATTAAATCAGTTCATGCTACACAGGCCTATAAAGAATGGAAACTAACACAGCCAGGCAGGCCTGAGCCTATATCTAAACCACCTGCACCAGCGCCGCCACCGTTTACCCCTGTGACAGTATCAGCTATGGATAAAAAACGTCCAAAAGTGCCTAAAAAACCGGCTGCACCTGCTGAAACAAAACCAAAAGATCCACACATTGCAGCTATAGAGGAAAAGAATAAAAAAGGTATTAAAGCAATGGAAAAAGCAGGGGTAGTATATTATCCTGAAATGGCTAAACATTGGCCTGCTGATATAAACCTAAGTTTTGGTAAAGCAAAAAATTCATATTTTGAACCTGGGACAAATAAAATTGTTATAGCAGATACTGAACGGGTGAAAGTTCCTGTTTATCAGAAAAAAATCATGCTGCATGAAGGTGCACACGCAACACATTTCCATAATAAAATCATTACTAATACCTACGTTGACCCCGCTTTTAATACAATGTTCAATGAGCTAAAAGATAT